CCGGTTATCGGCGTCGCGCCGGAACGCAACGCTGGCCCGCCAGGCGTAACACCGAGATTGATCCCGACACTCGATTCCTGAACGATGTAGTCGTCCTCGCCGAGGCTGTAGACCGGCGTTGTGTTCGGCGTGAAAGTGTTGGTCGTCGTCGCGCTGATCCCGCCGGCAGAGATCCCGCCGCCGCCCGATTGGCCGATCGTCGTGTTGCCTGTCGGATTTGACTGGATGACCATAACGCGGGCAGGACCGACGCCGGACGCGAGGATGCCAAACCCGACAAGGTTTGAGTCGGAATTGACTGCCTGGGCGAGCCCGCCCATCGCCCCCGGCATCTGTAGATTCGCCAAAGTCGTGTAGGTGACGGTATAGGGCACACCGCCCTGTAATGCCGGGTCCGTAAAGGTCAGGCTGATCGTGTCGCCGCCGCCCTGCGTCGGCGCCCCGGTAAAGCTCGCCAGGGTGAAGGCGTTGGTGACCGAATGATCGCCGTAGGGGATGATCTTCAACAGTGCGCCGGACCACACGATCGCGCTGTTGGTCACCTTCGTGATGTCGGCAAGCGACTGCTGCGCCTCCTGCTGCTGGTCGAGCAGCGGGGACAGGAACAAGCCGAGGGCTGCGCAATAGCTCGCATAGGACGAAGCGGCGCCGGACGTCATCGCCGAGTCAAGATTGACCGACGGGAAATTCGCCCCGTAGCGTGCATTCGTCAAAAAATCGCTGACGATTTGAGCCGGGTTGGCGTCGTAGCCGTTGGGAGAGGCACCTGATGCGGCGGCACCGACGCCAATCACCTCGAAATTGAAATTCGGCAGGGTCGCAGTATTGCCAAGCTGATAATTAGCGAAGACGATGTTTGCGGTGCCCGAATAGCCGATCGCCTTCGCGGTATGGGCACTTGCCCAATAGGGGTCGATGGTCTGCCCGTCGACACCGAGATTAATGCTCGAAATCCTCTGCAGGCCGGTGACGTCGCCGATGTTCTTGTCCCACCAGGCTAGACCGAACCCAGTGATCGGCCCTTGGCATATCCCCATGATGAACGAGGCCGAATACATATACTGCTGGCCGCCGCCTTTGCCGCCCCCGCCGCCTTTGCCTTTCCCTCCGGCTTGCTTGCTCGACGTCGCGGTAAAATCGTCATAGTCGAGCAGGTTAGGGCTGACTTTGGTCGTGCCGTAGATCAGCGGGATCACGCTGCCGGCCTGAGAGGTCTGGAACTGCAGGGAGCCGACAGCGCGCTGCTGCTTGGCGTTGGAGCTGCTGCCGAGAATTCCGCCCATCAGACAAACGGGTCAAAAAAGCGCACCAGGCGCCCGGTTAGCTGCGGCTGCTTCGCGTCGGCATAGAGCACGCCGGCATTGTGCCAGGCGTGGATCAGGCAAGGCCACTCTATAACGATCGCGCCATGCGCGAAGCAACGGCCAAACTTGAACAGTGCTACGTCACCCGGCTTCGGCGGCCCTGGAGTCTCGCGCGCATACCGCATCATCCCATAGAGATAGCGCTCGGCGTCGCGATGCAGATGCCAGTCAGGTGGATAAAAGGGGACTTCAATGTGGGGGACGATGCCGGCCGCCTCATAGATTTCGGCGAGCATCATCAGGCAATCGGTGCCAGCGCCCTTGACCCGGCCCATGTGGTGATAGGGGGTGCCCAACCACCCCCGGGCCTCCTCGATGACCGCAAGTCGCCGCGGATCCGTTTCAGGGTGGGTCATACCGCGGTCTCCGGGGTCGGGATGTACGGAAAACCGCCAAAATGGACGGCGTTATTGAAGACGTTGGTACAGGTCGCGAGCGTGCGATCACAACCCGGCAGCAACTGGAACTGATCGCCGGCGGCGACAGGCGACAGAAAGGCAAGCTTGACTGTTACGGTGCCGCCGCTGACAAAGGACGATATCGTGCGACTGTAGCCGGCATTGCCGCCAGTGACGGCGATGATCGTCCCTTGCGTGTAGGGCGTAGTCGTCGTTGGCGCCCCTTGGATGACGGTCGTCGTTGATCCGCTGGCGGCCGAGAATGTTGCAGCGAGACTCGACCGGTCGAATAGACACATCGCATCGCCGAACACATGCGTGCAGCTCGATTGCCACAGTCGTCGCGGCATCTGGATGTTGAGCAGTTCGAGGTGCGAGCGACATTTCATCTCGACGCCGGTGCGACTGCAATCGATTTCGGAGATCCGTCCAGAGAACAGGATTACCGTCCCGGCGCTGGTGTCGCCGTAACCCCCGCCGGCAGCTCCCATAAAGGCGCGTTCCAGCTGCAACAAGGCGCCGTCGAATTGTCCTTGCCATGCGGCCTCGAGGAGCGGTGTGGAGTCGATGAGGTCGGTCGGCTCCGCGTAGATCTTGATATCGAGCTCGTCAACCTGGGTGCCGATCAAGACCTTGGTCTTCGAGCGTTCGAATTTCGGCCCCGCCGCGAACAGGTACCCATTGGCGACGATCGACGTCGGCGCTGCCGAATACCGTAGGACCGTCCTGCCGCCGACCAGGGTGAAAGTGTAAAGGTCGGCCATGATAAATTGTTCGCCGCTGTTAAGCAGGGCGATGAGCGCGGGCGAGGCAGGCTTCACTGTCGCACCGAGATAAATGTGAGCTTTTTCAGCTGCCACAGCTGAAACATGAAGTTCTCGAAGGCGTAGCTGTCGTCAATGAACCGGCACCGAAAGTAATAGCTGTAGTCGGCGGTGATAATCAGTCCGCTGCCCGGTGCCGTACTGAATGTCACCAATCCGGTCTCCGGGTCTACACTGTAGCTTCCCGGACTTTGCGTGATGCCGTCGAGGTAAAGCGCACTGACGACGTCAGGCGCTACAATTGGTTCCAGAAAGCCGCCACCGGGCAGCGTCGAGCCCATCGCACGCTGCAATTGGAAGACGGTTGTACTGGCGTTGGCGATGCCGATCTGCTGACCCGTGACCCGATGATCGCTCGGATCTCGAAACAGGAACGTGCCGAAGGAGCCCTGGCAGAGCATGAAGAAACCCATCAGGGTTCGTAGCTCGTCGTAGCCGGCTGTCGGGTTGTCTCGCAATAAATCAAAGACCAAGGTGAACTGCCAAAGCGGGTAGGGATAATCGAGCGCCCGCAGTTCCCGCCCGGACACCGCTCGCTGAATACGGGTTTGAAAGGTCGGCGTCTTGGTGACGCTCCAGGCGAGACCAGGTAGCGAGGGGAAAATTCCTATGTCCGCCATCAGCTGGTCCGCAGCATCGATCCGTTGCGCATCGCCTTGTTGATCGCCGCAACAAGCGCACTGCCGTTGCTGCGAAAAAACCGCGCCACGTCCTGGCTATCCATCGCTGAGACGCCAAAATTGACGACAACAGGGGCACCACCGCTACTCGCATTGGAGCCGTTTGGCGTGTCAATCAAGTTCTGCAGACCCTGAGAGATATTCGCAGGCAGCACCATCTCATTGCTGTGCAGTTGCGCGAGCACCCCGCCCGGCCCCAGGCTCGGTACTGCCCACCCGCCCTGCGCGCTCGGCACGATGCCACCATGCTCAAAGCCAAACAAAGTGCCGATTCCCTTGAAGAGGCTGCCGAGGATACCTCTCGAGCCAAACAGGCTCCCGAGCCCCAGGCCTTCGGCGAGGCCGCTGCCCACTACCTCCTCGCCCGCACCGGTGAGCCCTCCCGAGAAGTCCTGTTCGCCACCGCCGCTTCCTAGCAGACTGGCGCCAAAGAAATTGCCAATTTGGCTGAAGACTCCTTTCACCGCGGAATTCACAAATTCCGCGATGATCGACTGAGCCAAATTGGCCAGCGCCTTCTGCACAGTTGTCGTGCCTATGATGATACCGGTGACGGAAGTATCTATGGCGCGCTCGATCGGCGCGACCAAGTTGTCCCACGCTTTTTTGTTCGCTTCGGCGAGTTTGGTGTCGAGCGCTTGTACTTGGCCGACATATTTTTCGTAGGCAAGCGCCTGTTCCTCGATCAGCTTTTGCTCAGTCCGGACATCGTTCTGTGCGGCGTTGAGCTTCCTCTCGTAATAGGCCTGGTCATAAGACCATTTGAGGTCGAGGAGATCTTGCTCCTGTCGGACCTGCTCGGTGGCCGAAATTTGGCCAAGTGCGGCCTCGTCATTGATCGCCGCCTTGTAGTTGGCGAATTTTGCATCCGAGACCTTTTGATCGGCGTTGAGTTGGTCGAGCTGATTGCGTTCCGCTTGCACGGCAAGCTGCTTTTCGAGCTCGTAAATGTTGCGTTCGACCGCGACGCGGGCGTTCGATCCGGCTTCGGTCAGCGCTAGCTTGTCCTGCCAAAACGCCAGTTCCTCGGCCTTTGATTGGCCGAAGAAGCTGTGCTCGGCCAACAGCTGTTCCTGCAGCTCTGCGCGCCAGGCTGACAGGTTGTCGGAACCGGCTCCGCTGCGAGCAGGGGCGGTTGTGTTCGAGCGCCCAAAACCCAGGGCGGCATTGCGGCTGTCGGCGACGTCACCGTTTGGCGTCAGGCTCTCGCCTATCGCCCCCACAACGTTTGCGACCTTGGATTGCAGCGCGCCGATGCTCGATCCGACCTGCGCAGCGGCGGTGTTGATCTGCGACTGCGCCCGCTGAGCGGCGGCTCCCAACCCCGCGAACTGGGCCCGCATCGCATCCGTGGCCACTTGAACGGAATTCGACGCAGCCTCCATTCCTGATTGGAGGTCGTCGGTTTGGGCGCTGATGACGACGCTGGTTTCGATGTCGGCCATGATAGCCCCTCAATGAGGTGGGCCCCAAAGCGTGCTGATTTCTCGACGCTTGTGTCGCTCCGCGAAATCTAATTGCCGTTTCTCACCCGGCGACGTAGCTCAGAAAAATCGAGCACCACCCCGGGCAGTCCGGTATGAACGTCGCCCTCGCCAAACCCGGGGCCGAGCTCGGCGAGGATGACTTGGGGATCCGAGCTTGCTGCGCCGCCCGGACTGAAACCGGCCGATGGCATCCGCCTGCGCTGATCTTTTCCGACGCCGAGGTACGCCCCGACCAGGACATGAACCGGCGGATGCTCGACCCAATATGACGCGAGCTCTTCGAAATCGAAGAGCGTCATTTCGTCGATGACGGGATACGAATAGCCACAGGCGGTGGCGAGGAGGCCATAGATATGGCCCCAGCCGTCGCTTCCCGGACTTAGTCCGATGGTAGTCCTGCGGCTGTCGAGCCTGCCCCCGGGCTGGCCCCGGGGGCCGACGCTTCCCCCAGGCGGTCATCGCACAGCCTCAACCCTGAGCCGGTAAGCACCGCATTCAGCACAGCACCAGCATTGCCAAGATCGAGCAGGTTCTCGACCATGTCTGCCGTCGCCTCGGGATAATTGCGCTGTAGTGCCACGGTGACAATTTCGACGAGCACGCTGATCTGTGTCTCGCCCATTGATGCGCCGATCTCGGTCAATTGGCGCACTTTGGGCATCAGCCGCCGGAGCTGGCCGAGGGTGAGCGGCGGAACCAACCAATCCCGGCCGCCCATCGCAATGGTTACCCCGGGAAGCATCACTCCACCGTACTTAGATAGCCGATCGTTCCGGAAGCATCAGCGAAAGCCGAGAAATCGAGCTCGTGAATCATCCAGTCGTCGACCTTGGTCGGCAATGACAATTTGTCGGCCATGCAGGCGTTGAGACGCAAGGCCGTCCCACTACCGGCGTAGTTGGTATAGAACGTCGCCTTGAAAGTCGGCGTCGTCCCCATCACCTGGTTCGTGATGGTGAGTTTGCTGCCCGACGTCGTTAGGTTGTAAGTATAAGAGATCAAAACGGCAGCACTCGCATCGGCGGACGCAAAAGTATAAATGCCTGTAGCCAAGTTTACTGAGTACTGACCGGCTCCAGAGGGGGTCGCCACTCGATTGAACCGCTTACCGCTGACGGCGTAGACGACGCCAAGATCGTCGTTGTAATTGGTAGCGTTGGCGACAGTCACTGTGTAAGGCGTTACAGCCGGGGTGCTGGCAGCCTCGAGCTGGGATACTGCGAATTGTCCGGTAGCCGGGGTGAGGCCAAAAAAGATGTCGGAATACAGCAAACCAAGGATCTGGGCGAACTTTGCCTTACCGGTGATCTTGCCCTGTCCGCGCGCTATCGCCACGGGGAACTGAAGCTGCCCATACAGCGGCTTATCGGTCCAATCGAAATCAATCTGGATATCCTGGAGCACGCCGAACTGGCGCGGACCAATCCCGGACCCAGTCACGTCGGTGCGTTCGCCCCAGACCGCACCCGAGCCGAAGCTCAATTGCATCTCAGATACTCCCTTTCAAAAGCCGCTTAAGCATCTCCTTGGCGCCATAGGCGACATTCCAGGCCTGGGTATCGCGAGCAATCGCCGAGCCTGGGAAGTTGTCGTGCCACCAACGCTCGATCAGCTGGTCGATCGAAATAGCCCCGCCTCTCGGCGCGGCAGAGCTTTGTTCGATCTCCTCTGGAAGAGGCGCGCTTCCTTCAGATTTTTCCACAGCCATCGGGATACTCCTACGAGCAGGGTTCATTACAGAGGCGAGAGAAACCACGAGTTCGGGTGCTTCTCTCTGTCGTCAC